CTTCTTTATTGATGAGGTCAGCCAAATTCTGAGCAGTAGTCACTTTATCAAAATCCGAGCGCCAATTTGTTGTACCTGTGCCCACCGTCAATGTTCCCACAGAGCCATTACCGGGGCTCAGATACAATGAATCTCCACTCAACACATTGTAATCTGAAACTTCTACACGCACTTCTGCAGATGCGACTTCACGATAATCATCCCCTTGCCATAACTCAAGCCTGAGCATCTGCTGTATATTACGGAACAATAGGGGCACTGTTCCAACATAATCAGTGTAATATCGACGCCTATAGGGCTTGTAAGTGTCGAAATTAAGGTATTCTGCGGTAACCATGTAAGGTCTCCAAGCATTGTGTGTTTTGTTATCAATGATATCTTGATAGCGCAAAATCAGATTCTCTACATGGCTCTTCTTCGGTCCACGGGTTTTACCATTCGTGAAAGGTGCTTGATTTTGCACATATGTATTATCAGCACTTTGATAATCTGAGGTAGAAAATGAACCTGTGAAATACAAAGCCACTCCATTAGCGCCCCCTTCAGCAATTGATGTGATTGTTTTCTCTATCCCCAATGCTTGAGCGTCACTGTAAATGAGGATGGTGTCATTAACTGAAAACCCAACACTGCGATAATCTGCACCTGTGACATATACTCTATCAGCCTCTGAATCAGCACTAACCGCAACTGCTTCGGCAGGTCCTATTTCCAATAACTCTCCTACCTTAGCAGCAGTGGTGTAAACCACTTCGGTGGGATATAATGGACGAACTTCTGGCTCGCCGGGACTAAACACTGTGGGCATTCACTGCCCTCACATCTGCTCTTGTTCTTCAAATGTTCTTCGTGCCTTAGGAGACAGGTGTTCTCTTGCTTGTGCTCCCACTTGACGTGCTTCTCGAAGTTTCAAATCATCTCTCATTCGTGCTGGAACAGGTGGAGTAATCTGCTGCACTGTATCTTTTTCAGGTATTCCCTCTCCTCGGTATGGAGCATCACGGTTATACTCTGCTGCCATTTCTCCTCCAAACATTGCCGCTACAATTGATTTTGCTTGCGCTGGTGCCATTCCCTCTGCTACCAAGTTATCAAATTTTTCTCTTCTTATTTGTGGTATCCCCGATTCCCCCGCAAAGAAAGATTGAGGTAATGCTTTGAGTAAAAAGTCCCAAGCGGCGGTTAATCCGAGAGCATGTGACTTCAGCATCTTTGTTTTCAAACCAAAATCAGTCAGTTTGGTCTGACCGGGGTCATCAGGTGCCTGAGCAGAACCAGAATCAGACGTGGAGGTATCTTCAGTTGATGATGACTGGGAAGAAGAGTCGTCCTCTCCGGCTCCGCTCAGACTGTGATGTGGGTATGCTTCTTGTACAGCGCTATTGGGGTCAGTTGTTTTTCCATCCCTATCAACAAATTTGACACCATGTTTTGAGTCTGGTCCTAACAATTCATCTATAGAGACTCCCATTCTATTAGAAACACGCCCAACTGTGAGATGTTGTCCTTTTTTGTGTGAGGGGTGGATATCTACCACGTTTTTATGCCATTTCCCTTTGTTGTTATTTCGCCAATGTATTGGCTGATTTTTCACTGTTGGATTCCAACTCTTTGTTACTAATATCATTCTACTCATAATCTCGCCTCATCGTCTCGGTGCCCAAGGTTAAAATCCATAGCATGGGTACACCCACGACACTTATCTACCCAACAGAAATGAAGCAGCCCGCAATTTGTACACCTTGTGCCACTACCAATGTTGAGAACATCCTTAACTTTACTATATCGCTGCTTCTTCTTCGTGAACCAACCCGGAAGTGTGTCTCGCTCTCCCTCAGGGGCCACAGCGGCCCCCTGTGCTTCAGCCTGACGAATACCACGCTTCTGTAAGCGTTGGATGTCTTTCAGGTCAAATGTTGCTTGTTCCATTTCTATCACGTGTTATAGATTATAGTATAGGTGATTTCGCCACGAATGACATCAGATTCAAAAGCAAGTATTTTGGAATTGTCAGTGACGCCCCGCTCAGCCATTTCTTTGTTAAGTATTCCATCAAGTCCAACATATAATTCATCATTATCTGTTAATGCATGAAGAAGACCTCCACCAACGGCAATGGTATTAGCATCGCCAACAGCGGTAATTTTCCCCGCAAAAAGATAAGCACCTGCACTATTTTTGATATATATCTTGTAAAGAGCAGCCGCCGCTTTGAAAACTGTAGTGGCGTCGGTACCATCAACAGTCAGAGCACTTGTTAGACCCTTGGCATAGCCAGCGCTATTGTTGATAAAAATCCCTGACGGATGAGCCCTTACTGGTGGGTAAGTGAATGTGTATGCGTCAAGTGCCACAAAATCTCACCTCAACGCTGTCCCAAAGCCCACCAAGAGCCAGTGTTGCTGGCTACACAGTCGAGTACTATTTTGTTTGGGTTTGCATCGGTCACTATTGCGAATGCGCCATCGACTCCCCCACCTGTAACATCACCGAATGTATCTCCAGTGACCCCACAAGCGAAAATCTTGCTTAGGGTCTCTGATAGGTCTATTGTCCCTGTTGCAACGCTCGCCGCATTGAAAGTTCCAGTCATCATGAGCATGTTGCCCATTGCGTGTGTTCTTGTATCAATCGTGCTACTAAATGCCATGTTCCATCATTACTCCGTATTGTCCTCAACAGGTGTTGGATTTAGATGTTCCTCCACCAGTGAGAGTAATTTTGCCTTGGTTGTATAGGTCCTTGGGACTGAAATTTCTTTTTCAGACAACCATTCTCGAATGGCCGCACGGGTCCATTCACTATCAGGAATACCATCAGTATCTGAGGCGGGAGGGGCGGCTTCTTCGACCACTTCAACTGGCGCAGGAGGGGCATCTTTGACTTCTGCCCCCTCAATAAGCCAACATTCTGCACGAAGATGTACAGAGTTAGCCTCTACCCATTGTGCGGTGACTTCTCTCGGAACCCTCCGCAGCCATTCTCTACCATCAAAGGCATTACGAGAATACTGTGGACCAAGATATGTCACAGTGGCCATTTAGCCACCTCAACCTGCTATCAGGGTAATCAGCGTTGTGTCAGTCGCTCCACCAACAGTGAAACTCAGAGTACCTGACTCGTGTGCTACGACTGTAGCAGCGGCCAGAAGGGACTCATCGGTATCTGTATTGTTGATTAGAGAGACAACAGCGTAGATGTAGTTGAGGCTGCTATCATATGCTGCGACATCAAACACTTGGGTTGTTCCAGTGTCTCCAGTTACCATGCACGAGATAAGTCGTAGTTGGTGGCTGTCTTCAGTGGATTCGGTGTTTGTTGCTGTGAAAGAGTCTAGGTTTCCGGGGTACGCAGTGCCCGCAGGGCCACGCTGCCAGAGCGTGTTAGCCGCTACAGTTCCATCCGCATCTGGATAGTTGACAGGAGCACCATTATGGATACCAATGTCAAGATAGGTGGTCGTGACTGTCAGATTACTATGTGCCATTATTTTTCATCTCCATTTTTTTTTTCTATTTCTCCAGACCCTCACTGCAAGTCTCGAACGCTCCCCTGTGCCCCAAAGAAAGAGCACCAGATTTCGCCCATTGTTCGATAGAGACCTTCCTGACCAAGTCGGTTGATGCCGAATGGGTCACCAGTCTCAATACCGGACTCAAAGTACTGGGTTGGAATTGCTGTGCTGAACCAGAGATAATCTGTATCAAGATAGTAGATTCTACCGATTCCGTCACTTGTCATGTCCTTGGTTGGGATGATTGGGACACCATTGTAGGTAGCCACGATGAATCCGGCTTCGACACCGGGAACACCCTGTACACCATTGTAGGATGGAACCACTCTCTTCTCTTCCATGAAGCGCTGCTGGCTCTGGAGGAGTTGTTGGATTCTCATCAGCGTGTCGTATCCAGTCAGCATAACCTTAGGGTTGCCACCACGAGTCCAGAGTTGCTGGAAAAGATTGTCAAGGTGGTCAAGACTCAGAGTTCTGTTTGTGCTGGCTGAGTTTGCCTCATCTTCTGCGAAAGCCCACGTGTTTGCACTGCGGTCGATGCTGAAGATATCCTCATCGGCTGCGTTGTAGTGAGTGCCAGAGGTCATCGAGGTGTTTCCAGTTGTGATTCTGTCAAGGGACTCGAAATTGTTCCCAGCGACCGTGGTCACATCAGTCAGAAGCATCTTGTTCACCATCTCAGCGTGGTGCTTGCCCATTTCTTCCTTCATGACTGCTCGAATGTCACCCAGACCGTCGTCCTTGTCAGCGAGGAAGATGGCAGTCTCCGACATGTCGAAGGTGTGAGCCACCGTCTTTGGCTTGGCTGCAACATTCTGGAATGTTGGACGAACCGTGTCAGGAAGAGTTGCATTCTCTGCTACTCCACCGTGGACTGTTCCAGAGTTTGGCTTGGCTGTAATAACTCTCCAACCACTTCGGTCCCATGGCTTCTTCGGCAGAATGCTGAAGGCGTTGAATTCTTGGTTCAGTTGAGACCACACTTTGCGGCCATAGATGGCTTGGTAAGTACCTGCAGTGGTCGACAGCATTGGGCTGTCAGCCTTCAACAGTTCGCTACCGGAGTATGAGTACCCCATTGCGTTACCTGCACCATAGTAGTAGCGTTCCAAATCTGTGACTGTCCTTACGTAGTTTCGTGCCATTCTCAATCCCTCCTGATAACTTGGTTAGCAAGGTCATGAACTTCACTCCATGACATTCCTGCTAATTCTGCGCTCTCAGGGATTGGTATGTGGGAAGCACTCTCTCCGCCAGACTTCTGGATGGTGGTGCTCTGGGTTGATGAAAGATTATCAATTCTGTCAGAAAGACCAGAGATTGCCTTGGTGATGTCTGCAAGAGGTCCACGTGCATCAAAGTCTTGTCGAGCGGCCATTTCTTGTTCATGCCTCTGTTCTTTATTGAGTCTCTCAGCGAAGAAACCACCGAGGTTCTCTTTGAACTGCTGCTCAGTGGATGCTGCCCTGTAGACTTCGTAAGCCTTCTCGATGTCAGCGTCTGTAACCTCATTTGGGCTAAGGAAACCTTTCTTGGCCTGCATTGTATCACTTCCACCAAGTCCCATATTCTTGATAGCATTGGTTGAAGGCGAACCACTCTCTTGGGCCCGTCCTTTGACTTGTCCAGCGAAGTAGTCAGCGCCATCTATTGAATCTGGATTATCGAATCCACCGAGTTGTGCCTTCTCCATTGAATCTGGGTCAGCGAAGTGTGCTCGGGCCTTACCCACATCATAATTTGCAGATTTAGCGACACCCTCAAGGAAGTTAAGATATTCTTCACTGATGAACTCATCATCAGACTTCTTTGCGTCATCTTTGTCTTTCTTCTCGTCTTTCTTTTCATCTTTCTTCTCGTCAGCCGCCTCTTCTTTTGCTTCTTCAATGAAGGGAGGGGCTTTCTTTTCTACTTCGTCACTCTTTTCCATAGAATCGAGGCGAGTTTCCAGTCGATTGAGAACGTCAGATAGTTCGTCCAAGGCTGTCATATGCTCCCCCTTGCTAACGTCTTCCTTAATAATACGGAAGGTCGACTCTGGATTGATTCCTTTTTCACAAATTGTGACCTCATGGAGTTCCAGTTTGCTGATTTCACGATAATCTCCGTGCTTAGAATCAGATTTATTCATTCTTTTGAACGCTTGGCCACCGATACTAAATCCACGCAAATTTCCCTTTCTTATTTCTGAGGCAACCTCTCGTGCCTTTTCTATGTCATCTCGTAGTTGCACTACTACAAACATACCAACATCATCAACTTCCGACTTCCAAACCTTACCTTGACTATCTATGTATTCAGGAACGACACTACCAACTTGTATATTGGAGTGAGCCAATTGCACATTACTATACTCAGGGGCGGCCATATATTTCTTGAAAGCATCACGCAATGCTTCACGTGTAATAAGGTCACCCTGTTTATCGACTAACTCCACACTGGCGTAACCAGCAACCACAAGGTCATCGGATTTCAACAATTGAATATCTTGCAAGGGCACTCGCATGTCTAACATAATATCATATGTGCGCAAAACTCTCATCTATTTAATACGGAAGCATTCTTCTCTTTCTTGCGTCTTTCATATTTTCTTTCTTCTTCTGCTTCTTTTTCTTCTGTATATTCACTATTAGAAGAATCCCAATCAGGCATGGTGGCCCCACCATCAATTGTAGTAGGACCACGGGGGGCTGCCTCTCCTGTCCCATGATTGATTGCTAAACTCTCAATACCAATAGTCGCCATACGCTCTTTAGCAATACGGTCCATCAATTTAGCAGCCAATGTGGCTGCTTTGATAGTCAAATCTTCCTCTGTTGGTTTATGGAAAGTGCCCGGCACTATTTTGGGCTCAAGAAATGGTTCATGGGGCTCAGGGTTATCGACTTTCTTAGGGGGTTCAGCCAATTTCTTACGGTCCTTTTCAGACATCTTAACTGCTATCTTCTTACTTTTGAGCAAAGCGGCAGCAACAGGCTCCCAATCATCACGTATTGCTTCACATAGACGAATAACGTAATCACTATCGTTTTGGTCAGGAAGAGATACTTGTGGCTCTTGTAATTCAACTCCTAATTCATTAGGATACATCTTGTATAACACATCATTCTCTAAATGAGGTAATTCAATTTTCAAGAAATTCTCCTCAAGTGAAACTTTCGTAGGAGACCACACTGGTACAGATTTTGCTAAAATGCCCAGTGTCTCAATACTCGCAGGGCCATCACCTTCACCGTGAATCTTTCCTCCCCGCACAGTAAACAAAGAGCGCCCCTTCTGCTTCTTTTCCTTTACAGAAGCAACAGTGACTTTGACACTGTGTCCTATTTCATAACGCTGAGGTGAACGAAAAACCGTCCCTACATCCATGTAAGTATGCTTCTTAGTTTTCACTGCTCGGGGGCCTAACCCTTCTGTGTCAAATATAGGGCCCGCCCCCAGTCTATAGGTATAGGGACCAGTTCCTGAACGGTCAAGAATGATGAGGTCAACTTTCTTTCCTTTCTGTAAAATAACCCACTTAGGATGTCTTAATTCTCCACGCATGTAGGTAGATTGGGCATCTCTTAACAGAATAGGTTGCTCTAATTCAGCAATAGCGTCCTCAAGACCGTCATCGTCAGTTGTGCGCAGAGTTGAAGGGGAAGGGGGTTGGAAATGCTCATGTGGCTCAAAGGTAGCCCTCAACAATCGGACTCGCTCTGTTGCCTTCATTTCATGAATATCATCATCTTCAACTTTGAGTACATCTATCACATAGAAGCGCTTCTTATGTAGCATTCCATCCAGAACGAAATCTTTCTCACTTGATTTCTTTGCATCCTTCTGTACCTGCTTAGGGACCTCTATTTTTTCATTAAGGGTGGTCTGGGCAGTGAAATTATCTCCTTTGCGTGTCAACATAATACGCTCACCCTTTGGCCAAGAAGTGACAACCCACTCTCCTGTGAACCCACGAAGAGAATCTAAATCATCAACATTGAAGATACGGTGCATAGGAAGAATGGGGTCAGGTCGAGGTGTTTTGAAGAAAACATTGTCTAATAGACCAAGAGTGTCGATTTCTTGAATTGAAGTTGCAAATAATCCTCCACCATCTACACCAATGCCCACATCTCTCTGTGAATGCCCCGCAGAAGTAGGCCGTAGGCCTTGGGGGGAGGATATGTGCTCATCCCCAGTCAACATACCATTTAATTCAGGAAATACATCGAATAAATACTTATGAGGAACTCTCATCAATGGTGTTTCTCGCACAGGGAGGTTTTTAATTGTAATATCTCCATTTTCCGCTAATCCTAATGTATAATCAGGCAACATGCCCCAACCCCAACTTAAGCGAGGGCCATTGAGTAAATCGTGCACTGAATGAGACCCCGGCTTCGATAAATCTATAGGGGCTTCTCCCCAATCATTACCTGAATATTTTTGCTTCTTTTCCTTTGTGTGGTCAACTATGTCTGAAGGAGTGTATAATAAAACACTATCAAACATTTTTGCAGCGTCTCTGAGTCTGTTTTTTACTTTAGTGTCTTGAGTCCCTGTTGTTTTACCTTCAATTACCCGACCACCTACCTTTTTCTGTGTACGACCATCTTCTACAGAAGGACGATTTGGTGCATTTACCAATGTCAAATTGTTTCTTTGTAACTCATCAGGAGAAAAAATTAGTTTCAACTTTTTTGCAAGTTGTCTAAAGAAAAGAGGAGTAGGTTCTTTTCTGGTCTCTTTATTACGCATAACATCTTTAGATGTCAAAAAGTCCCCAATATGCTCTACATCTTTTGTGTGTTCACTAATATCATCTTTCACAAACCCATCCAATAAACCACTCATAAGTGCTTGACTTAATGTCATAGCCTGCACTGGTTCCTTTTTATTCATCTTCGCTTGTATTTTTCGTACAATCTCTTGATGGTGTGTATCTGAAGGATTGAAACCAAGAGTTTCAAACAACTCTCCCTTATCCATATTTTGAGAAATCACTCCTTGGTGTTCATTCAAGCCTTGTGCCAAATGAGACATAGGGTGTTCAATTATATCTTTATTAGATACTTCATCAGTTTCTTTTGGGACCATAGTGTGGCCCATTTGACCATGTACTTCATGGGGCGTGCTGAATAATGATAATTGGCCATTTCTGAATAATTCAAGTGCATTTGATAACAATGCTTGTGGGTCATTTTTATGGCGGGAGAAGAACTCAGGTTGTTGTTGCTCTATTTTTTCTCTAAGTGTTTTTGTTACATTCGTGATGGCATTCATATGACTATTAATGACTTTATCAAACTCTCTGTCATAGCGGCTCATGCCCCTTTCTTCTGACAAATCACCAGTTACCATTCCTCTTACATCAACTTCTCGTTGTTGCATAATATGGTGTAAACGGGGGTCAGATACTGCGTATTCTTCTGGGGGGACTTTATGAAATGACATAACTTTTGCATTTTTACCATAACGATTCTTGTATGGTCTTCCTCTTTGGTCTTTAATTGATTGAAGAAAATCCCCAGAAGATAATATTTTTTCATGTTCCCCTCTATCGTGGTCTCTTTCCCATTTTGGAGACTGTCCGGGTGGTATTATCTGACGCAACAAAGTACGTAAAATATAACTTTGAATATGTTTATCTGACAAATGTGCAAAATCAGTTGGCTCTATAATTGGATTTGACATTCCACGAATTTTTCTCTCTCTGTTTTCTTTTTCCTCTACAGAAAGATTCTCAGGAATATGAAAAAGGTCAGGGTCAAAAAAACCAGATTGTTCTTGTATCTTTCGTTCTCTACTATATCTGGATGGAAGACCTAAACCAGTAGTCAATATTTTACCTCGACCATCAAACCATGTTGTTGGTGAACTTGGTATTTTTGACTTACTGTGATATGGTCTACCGAATTTTGGGTCATCTAACCATGCCTGAACAGCCGCACCATGAGGTGTTGAAATGTTAGCCCTTTGATTATGATTTGTTGTTGTGGAGAGTTCCTTTAATTGATGGTTTTCATCAACAAAGGAATGGGATGCATTACCCATGGAAAGAATTTCATGTGGTTCAAGTTTACCGTGGACTAAACGCCGAGAGCCCAATAATAATTTTCCTTCTTTATCGACCAATCCTTGCTTTCCTCCAATCATATCAGAATATTTGGGATTAGTAACTTCCTTACCCACACCAGCAGGGGCCCCCTTAGGTCCATACTCTATATTTTTGTGACCATGAACTGTTGGGTGCAAATTTGCTAACAAACCCGCCATATCATCTCGAAAACCAATAACAGGGTTCTCTATGTTTACTGATTGTAACCATCTATTCATTTGCTCTTCTGTTCTTACTTTTTCACCCACGGCAGCCTGTTGGCCCACTAAATCTGGTTGGGTTGTCTCTATTTTTATTGAAGACCTTTTAGGTCCCCTTTTTGTTTCATCTTCTGGATGAGCATCATGAAAACCATTTCCCAAAAATGAAAATGATTGATGTGTTGGCCCCCCACCAACCCTTTCATGTTCCTCTAAAGGTGCATAAACTGTTGTTAAAAAATCATGTAACATGTCAATGTATGTTTCCTCCTCTCTCGCTATGCCCCCAGTTTGATGAAATGGCTCCATCCAATGTGAAGCAAAGGTACGAGAAAGGTCACCATGGTCGTGATAATAATCAAGGTCACCCTCTTGTGAAATAAACTCAGGGTTAGGACCAAACATATTACGATATGCCAAATAGGCATTACGAATGTCTTTTTGATGAGCAGCATATCCTTGCATATTCTTTGCCGTGTTTTTGAATTTTTCAATAGTTTCAGGTTCCAAAACCTTTTTCCCTGTCCACTTTTCACCATATAAAGGGTGTTCTCCTTTGGGATATAAATTTCCATTTTCATCTAAACCCGCTAACATATTAAATAAATCAGGATGCATTTGTCCCTCTTGGTTATCACCCCAATCACTATAGCCTTGTTTATAGCCCGGTAAAGGAGCATCATCATCATCTACCATTTTACGATGATTGTTCCATAATCGTTCATAAACAGAATCACCCTCCTCTCCCTTCTTCCCAATTGTGTTTACCCCATGGGCGGCAACAGTGAAATATCGTAAATTAACGTCTCCTCCTTTGTGTGATTTTTCATGTATAGGGGCCACATTAGGCCCAGAATTCATATCTGCACCAACCATCCAATTCTTTTCACCAGCAGTGCGTGAAATGAAATTGCGCTTTAGGCGTGCAGCAGCCATATGAGGTATTGCTTCTTCTCTATCAGAACCGTGTTTATACAAATGTCCAACAATTTCTGTTCTCCGTTCTGGGGGCATAAATTCGAGACCAAGATTATATCCTAACCAACCAAGTTTGCGTGAATGTAATCCATTTTCATCTTTATAATGTTCACCACCAGTCCATTGCTCAGCACGTTGATTAAAATGCTCTTCACGTAATTTGTGTTTCATTTCATCATCTAATTCTGCCTCACCGATGTTTTGATTTTTCAACCATCTCAAAAAATCAGTGTCATAATAATCATGAGCAGAGTGGTCGTCTTGTAAACTCCCCAAGAAGTTGTTATCAAAAGCCGGTGTATGCTTCCATCTGTTTTGATGTGATAATTCCATCTTGGCTTCTTTTTCTGCCAAAGATTCAGTATGGGGGTCTGGTCTCAAATAATATCCTCTTAGAACATCAACAAAACGATTACCATGTAATAAGGGATGAATAGATTCAGAAAAGGGACTATGGTCCCTAAAGGGCCCTTCTGGGGTATTGCGACCCTGTATCAAATGAGTGGGGTCCATCTGTGGCCAAGCACCATGAATCAATCCTTCTTCTCCCTCTTCTTGCACCCCTTGTCCATAATCAATAGGTATTGCGGAATTAATGCGGCCACTAAATGGACCAAGAGGCACATCAGTGACATCTTTTAACAAAACCATATCACTGAAAACCCGTGCCATTACATCATCACTCTTAGTGATGTGAACAGCATCATGTCTCTGTAAATTACGCAGAGCAAAACGATAAGCAGCCGCAGAATCTACAGTATCTATGCCATCGAAAAGAGATTTGAGCACATCTGAGCGGGCTCTCAGATAGATTTCAACAGGTCCCTCGATTGACACATGACCTCACCGAGAGCCACCGTCAACAAGTCTGTCTGCACCTGTCTTAGTGTGAGGATTCAGGTGTATAGAATCGAGATTAACCGCTTCTTTCTTTGCTCCTTTATTGGTAACGTCTTCAGACTCAATTGTGTTACCATTAGTCCAATAAGGGGCGGTATGAACTTGCCCACCAGTTTCTGTTACAAAATGAGATGGGCCAACAGTTGACCCTTCTTTATGGCCAGTATATTCTGGTTGGGATTTCTCCATATAGCCTTCTTTGTCACAATTGCACTCTTTATCACATTTGGAGCATTTCTTATCTTTAGCCTTCTCAATGCGCTCATTCAAACGCAATGCCTTGAGCATCAAATCTTCTACTTCTGGTGATATTTCACTGTACCTTGGTCTCATGCGTCTAACCCCGCTATTGATGGAACTGATTGGTCTGTTAGACCGAGTGATTTAGCATTGTCTGCCATGGCGTGAATATCGTCCCAACTCATTGCATGGAACTCTTCATTATTGTCTGGTACAGACAACTCATCTGTTCCCTTGAGTATAGAATCATCATCTCCACGGAAAGCATCAACAATCATACCCTCAGCAAAAGGAGTGCTTGTGGAAACAAATCCCGCTTTACGCAAAAGAGCGGCTGGGTCCATAAGAATCTGTTTCAAAATGGTGTTTTCAGACTGTAACATCTGAAGTTGTCCATCCATAGACTCCATCTTTGTGATAAGGGTCTCCATAAGACGGCTTGCACCATCTTCTTCACTCATATAATCACAAATCCCGTTGACTCAATTGCTTCATTGGGGAGCGCACAGTAGTTGCACGCACATATCCCGGTAGAACATTTGGATTGCTCTGATAACTACGCTCACTTTGCTTGAATTTGCGCACTGGTACGCCACCAGCATATACATCATTAATGCCTATTGATTTCTCAGCCTTTGTAACTGCACTTTCAATATCGCTTGCTAAATATTGAGCAAACTTCTGTATTTCATTAATGTGATGTCGAGCGTTGCCTACATCACCTGAATCTATAGCCTTGTGAAAGGATTCTACTTCGGCCCCAAGTTTGCGAGCCATGGGGTCCATCTTCGATAATTCGGTCATATCAATCACTCCAAAGGGCTCCCATGTTTCAATGTTCTTATGCCCCACGAGGTCGCCTTGCGTCCACCAGTGCCTTAGAATTTCGTTGCGCTGGTCCGGGTTGCGGTCCCCTTTGTTGAACACTTGAAACTGGGGAACCACTCACACCACTGCGGCTTTGTGGAGAAGCAGGTCCACGATTACGCAATCCTGCTCCTTCTCCTCCGGGCTGGGCACCGGGCATTGT